GGACTTGTTATTGATACTGATGCTTTAGATAAAGCATTATCAAGTGCCAATGTTGATGCAGCAAAAGCAATTTCCGAATATTTAGCTAAGCCTGAAACAACAGACAACAGTTTGGATAAAATTACAGATAAAGTTTCTAAAAATGTAAAAGAAACAACTTCTTTAACAGATAAATTAAAAGAAGCATTTGAAAGTGTAAAAGAAACTATTGCAAGTGGATTACATAGTGCTGTTATGGGATTAATAGACGGAACTAAATCGCTTGGAGAATCTCTAGCTGGTATTGCTAAACAAATTGCAAGCTTGATGTTAAAGAAAGCAATTTTTGGAGCGTTTGGATTAAAGGCTGCTGAAGGTGCTTATGTTGCTAATGGAATTAAACCATTTAACCAAGGTGGTTTAGTTACTAAGCCCACAATGGGACTCGTGGGAGAAGCAGGAGAGGATGAGTATATAATTCCAGCCTCTAAGATGGCTCAGTCAATGCAACGGTATTCAGCAGGAGCTAGGGGTGAATCTGTTATTCCTGGTACTGGTCAATCATCCGCAGGAGGTGGAGCTGATGCACAAACAACTGTTAACTACTCTGGGCCAATATTGAACTTTAATTCTGAAGAATTTGTTCCTAAATCTGCTATCGGTCAAATTATTAATAGTGCAGCTTCTAGAGGTGCAAAAGCAGGAGAAGCTAGAACCTTATCAAGTCTTCAAAATTCACGCAGTAGAAGACAAGGGATAGGATTATGAGTTTAGTTGCTTTAACTAATTTTATAACTGTAACCAACCCTACTGGTTCAGTTGCAAACATTCCTGATAAGTTTCAAAATGGAAGACACGTTGCAATCAGTGGCTTTCAGTATCTTTCTTTTATCTATCAAGGAGCTACTAGAAACAGGTCAGGTGACAACATGACCTCTTCTTTGATCCTTGCTAATAATGAATTAAGCATGAATTATGCACAACAAATTGTTATAAATAAATATCATATTAAAGTAGAAACTTGGTTAATGACAGAAGCTTTTGAAAGAAATAAAGAACTTACAGAAGAAACTTGGCTTGCTGCCACCATGAGCTACGACCCTGAAACGATTGAACTTGTTTTAAGTTCTGCTATTGATGCTGTTGGTGCTAATGCTCCAGACAAAGTTTTAACAAGAAATCTTGTTGGTGCTTTGCCTGTTACTGGATCTTTGCAAAATAGGTGAAACCACATCAACTAATTGGTCTTCCTTATCGTTTAGGAGCTGATCCTGTAAAACATGGAGCTGGTGATTGCTTATCTTTAGTTCGTACAGTATTAGCAAATTATGGTTTTACTGTTCCTCAAGGACAGCGTGATTGGTACAGGCGACTGAAAAAACAAGACTATAGTGTTTTTTTTCAAGAATTAAATAGGTGGGGAGTTGAATCAACCCCTAAACTAGGAACAATTGGTCTTTGCAAATCAGAAGATGGTTATGGAATGGCTGCATGGTATGAGGAAGGATGGATAAGCTATCAAAAAACATTAGGCGGACAGGTGGTGATTTGGTTGCCCCTAAACGCCCTTACGGTAGAAGGCTGTTATTACCAGCAGAAGTAGAATTTTGTGAGCTATTAAATTGTACAGAAGATGAATATTGGGATTTTGTAGAAACAACTGCTGCTTATAACGGACAAAGGCCAAAAGGATATGAATTAATCCCTGACATACAAGCCGGCCCTGTAACTATTTTTGGATACACAATAAGTCAAGCCGTTTTAGTTCAAGTAGGAATAGCTGTTGCTGCTGCAACTGTCTCTTATTTATTAACACCTAAACCAAAAGAACAAAAATCAGGTGGTTCAAGAAGAACTGCTGACTCAATTGGCAATTCAAAATTTGCTCCTCAAGCTGCGTTTAACTCTATTCAGCAGTTAGCACAGATAGGAGATTCTATTCCTTTGGTATTTGCTAATCAGCTTGTTCAAAATGCAGGGACAAACAGTGAGTTAGTTTTTGGTGGTCTTAGAGTTAATAGCCAACTTTTATGGTCGCAATTTGTAAGTCTTGGAAAATATCAACAATTAAAAGCACTTGCCTTGTTTTCTCATGGAACGATAGGAGCAAAACCTGAATATGAAGGTTATGCAGTAGGAGATACGCTTTTAAATACTTATAACGCTCACAAAGTAAAACTTTATTTTAAAGATGGAAGTAATTCTGGTGATAACAGAATTATAAAAAATGATGTTTACAGCAAATCAAAATTAATTATTCCACCAGAGAAAGATATAAATGATGCGTTTGAAGTTGGAGTACCAAATAAAGCAGGAACAACAATTCCAAAATTAACAAGTAAGTCTTTTAGTGGAGCAAGAAATCCAACAACACAAACTGCTTTTGGTGTTTACGCTCCAATTCCTAATGCTCAAATTTGTAGATTACCTTATGAATTAATCAGAGATCCAAGAGGTTCTACTAAAGACGCAATTAAAGATATGATGCGTAAAAGAAAAAAAGTTGAGTTTGCTAGATTTCCTGTAAGAGCTGGAATAGTTGGAACTTCAGTTTCTTCAACAAAAGGAAAACGCTCTGTTGTAGTTGACGAAGAAATTGTTTATCAAATAGTTGGTTTAGAAAGTGGTGAAGGAAATGCGTTGCAACGGGTTTACGATGACGACCCAAACACACCGGGATTTCAAGAAAACAAACGGGGTGATGCTTTCAATTATCGACCTCATGGAGTAGGAGATGTTGATAGTTTTACAACTTCAATCAGAGAAAACATAGATAATATTTTGTCTGTAGGGGAACAATATCTAATAGGGACTGCTGTTGTTATTTGCACAAAAACAAATACAACTATTCCTTGGAAAATTGAATTAAGTAAGCATTACACTTTTAAAGTTATAGAAGCAGGTGAAATTGATATTCCTTGCAACAGTAGAAACTTAACAACACATTGTCAAAATCCAAAATGGTATGACCCTAATCAAGAAGGTTTTAAATCTGGAACTAGCTCTGATAGAGATGAACTTTACAGTTTAAGTGATTTAAGTCCTATTCTTTATCAACAACATATTAGTGGCACTGAATTTAATTTTGCTAGAGGTCATAACGATATTTACTATGGATACAATATTTACACAGGTTTAAGAGTTGCGTTTGCAACTGTATCTAATAATCGAAAATGTGATGTTACGGAAATAGGATTAAAATCAACAGTTTACAAACGGATTCAATTTGCAAATGTAAAAAGTCAACCTAATGAAGAAGCTTTAAAAAGAGCATTTGAAGAAAGGACTCAAATACAATTAGGCCAAGTAAGTAAATATGCAACAAGAATTTCTTTGTTTATGCTACAAGCAAGACAAGTAGGAGATTCTAATTGGCAAGATTTAATTAATACATTAGAAAACCATACTGGATTGTTTGCTGTTAAAGGAAATACACCAGAAGCTCAATATAATGCTATTACTATTTCACATCCTAGAATTGAACAATATGAGTATAGGTTTAAACCTTTTGCTGGTAATTATATTACTCGAAATGAAAAGTGGAATAAAAGATATAATTTATTAAGCACTGATTCAAGTGGTAATTCACAAGTTTCACATTTTTCAGCAGAGACAAGTTTTGGTACTTTTGACGTTGCTTTTTCAGGTGATGAAGGTTATACGATTACACAAGAAAATGCCAGCAATCAGGATTGGCAATTAGGGGCAACTTCAGTAACAACAGAAGGAGAAGTTCAAACTGTAACGACACAATCAGGAATAACAAACTGGGTAGAGAATCCTAGTTTTAATGGTCAAATAACAAAGCAAAGATGGGTTGTAGTTGATGTAGATGAAAACCCTGTTGCATATAAAAGAATTGTTTTATGGAATAGTAGTAATACAACAACCTATGCAGGAACTAATAGTCATCATTGGCAAATTTATTATCGAGAGCCGGGACAATCTGGTTTTGAACTTTCACATTTTGGCTTTCCAAATAACAATGGTTATTGGCCTAATGTTTTCTTTCAACGTGGAAACTTTAGATACAAACCTGCTTTAAATAGTGCTGGTGGTCATCCAAATAATAATGATCATCAATTCTTTGTAACTAAAGAAGAATATCAATCTTATCAAGTTAATGTACCCGGTCTTGTTCATTTCACGGGTTCTGTAGATGTTATTGGCGGTTCTGGTACTGGTTTAAAAGTTACGTTAATAGTTCAAAAATATGAGTATCAAACAGGGCTTTTTTATTACAGAGCTGATTGGGGTTTAGATCCTAATAATTTAGGTAGTGGTTACGTTAATGGTGAAACAGTTTTCCTTCCTAATAATAGTGATAATGGAAGTGTTGGATTACCTCAAAGAATACAAGTAAAAGTAAATGTATCTGCAAGACAAACAACAACAGATGATGGGCAAAATTTTAATCCTTATGATGTTTTATCTGATTGGAATGTTTATGAAGGAGATGAAAATAGCAACCGCAGCAATCCAGAGCACGAAATTGTTTATGTAAACGAAATACTAAAACCAGAAGTAGATAACAGTGGTGTAGAACAACCTGCAAAATATAGTGATTTAGCTTTTGCTGGTATAAGAATTAACAGCTCAAAAGAATGGACAAACTTTAGTCAATTCTCTGCTTACTTTAAAAAAGGAATAGAGATTGAAAAGCTATTTATCAGAGGTATGGGGCCACATCCTGCAAATGTTCAAGGAGCATCTAATTTGCTTCCTGAAATTGCTTATGCCTTGTTAACAAGTTCAAAAATAGGAGCTGGAAAATTAGTTGGAGCTGATTCTGTTGATAAGCCAGCAATGATTAAGGCAGCTACATATTGCAATCAAAACGAATTTTTCTGGGATGGAACAATCAGCACTAAATTAAATTTAAGAGACTTTATTTTTGAACACGCTGGATATTGTTTACTCGATTTTACAATTATTGGAGGTAAGTTTAGTCTTAAGCCTTCTGTTCCTGTTAATTCAGATAATGAAATTGATAAAACAGTATTACCTGAAATAAAATGTTTGTTTACTGATGGCAATATTAAAGATTTACAAGTTAGTTTTTTAAGTCCAGAAGAAAGACAAACATTTAAAGCTGTAGTTCTTTACAGGGAAGAAAAAATAAATGGTTTTCCAGAAACAAAATCATTGTTAATTAGGGAAAATGATCCTTATGGATCTGACACTGATCCTATTGAGACTTTTGACTTATCTGGTTTTTGTACTTCTAGAAAACAAGCAGAATATTTTGCTTTTTTTGCTATTAGATCAAGGCGGTTAATTGATCATGGTTTGACATTTAAAACAGCACCTCAATATGTGCAGGGTTTGGCTCCCGGCGATTATTTTAGATTAGTTTCAGAAGCAACTCACACTAGTCGTTTTAGAAATGGTGCAAAATTAGATGATGGAACAATAGTTAGTAAAGATAATGTATCTGGATCTGAATCTGTTTTTTATTGGGAGGTAGGAACAGAAGGCGTTAAATCTTCAACACTTGCCCAAGCTCCAAACGGTGTTTTATTTACCGTTAAAAACACAACAACAGAAAATAAGGTTTATAAATGTGAGACTATTTCTTATGGTGAGGATGGTTTATTAGAAGTATCTGGAAGTTATGCTCCAACTGAAACTGATGTTGCAACAAAAGGTCAACTGACTGTGATGCAAAATTGGGGTTTAATAGGAACTGATGGACAATTTGATGCTTCTATTTTTCGTGTTTCTGAAAACCAATGACAAGCCCTAAACCATTCCCAAGCGTCAAGCCAACTTCTAGGAGTTACAGCCCCGGCCAATATCCAAGTACTAATTTTGAATCATTAGACGGTACAAAAACACATATTCGTTATGGAAATAAAAGAGTTAATTCAACGTTAACTCTCGGTTTTTCAAATATTACTGATGCTCAAGCTTTTCAAATTTTAGAAAACTATAGAGAAGTAAATTCAGTTTATGATTATGTAACTTTTAACAATGAATCAGGTTTAGCAGGTGTTGGTGGAGATGGTCATACAATGCCTGACGGGTCTTTAGGCAACTTAGCTGCTTATATTGATGAAGCTCCTTCTGGTTTAAAGTGGCGTTATTCTGGCCCACCTTCTGTTACAAGTACCTTTAAAGGTTTGAGTAATGTGAGCTGTAGTTTTGTTGCTTGCCTAGATGCCCCTTAGAATAAACACAACGTTTTGATTTTTTAGGTCGTGGCTTTTTATAGCGGAAAAGACGGGCAACTATTTATTGACGGCACACAGGCCGCCAAAGTTCAGTCTTGGTCTTTTTCTAGTTCACAAGCTGTTCTTGAAACAACAAGTCTAGAAGATACAGATAGGACAATTGTTGCAGGTGTTCGCAGCTATAGCGGTAGTGCCAGATTGTTTTACTATCAGGCTTCTGCTGGCTCTGGTGGAGATGTAACAACGCTAATTAATAAATGTATTAAGGCTGGAAGTGGAGCTGGTGATGGAACGGCTGCTGATTCTAGTTCTGCTTTGTTAAAACTAAAAATTGCTGATGGTTCTGCTAATGGTCGTTTTATTACCTTTTCGACTTTAATTACTGGAATATCAATGAATAGTGCTGTTGGTGAAGTGCTAAGTGCTGATATTAGTTTTGAAGCAAATGGAGCACCTACAGAAGTATCTATCTAAATCATGGGTGTTTATTTTGGGCAGTCGGGTGAAATAGCCCTTAAAAGAGATGCACTTCAATCTGCTTTGCAGACGAAGCTAGATCCTTCTGATGTAAACACTGGGACAAAAAGATTTAGTGTTGACCATAGTTCAGGGTCGTTGTTAACAGGAGATGAAATTGAAATAGAAACAGTTGATAAATCTAACCTTGAATTAGTAAGCGGTCATAGTTATCCAGATGGAAAATGGTTTGTAAATGTAGACCCTGTTGGCGGTTTAAGATTATTTGATACTTTTTCAAAAGCAATTGAAGGTTTAACAACTAATGCTTTAACTCTTGTTACTCCTAGTGCTACTAAAGATATTTTAATAAGGACTAAAAACGAAAAATTTAGGCACGTTGCAAATGTAAAAGATTTTGAAATGACAACCAGTAGAGAACAAGTTGATTTAACAAATCTTGGAGATGAATTTAGAAATCAATATGAAGCTGGTTTGATTAGTGGTCAAGGCTCTATGACCTGCATCTGGGAGCATCGTTATTATGATTCAGATAGAAAAAATGAATATGGAGCTGAGTCTGAATTTCCGTTTTATTTAGCTCAATTAATTATTAGGACACAACAGGGAGCAGATTTTGATGGATTGTTTTACATCTACCGTGACAGGAACAACAGAAGAAATAATGTGTACTACGAAGCAAATTGTTTAATTACTAATGTTGCTGTAACTGTTAGTGCGGCTGAAGTTATTGAGACAAGAGTGGAATTTGTAACTAATGGTGTTATTCGTTTAAAGACTGGTGATACTGCTGGCTACATCCTTCAAGAAGATACAGATAAGATTCTTCAGGAAAATGAAAGTCCCATATTGCAGGAACAGGTTTAAACTATTGCTAACGGTTTTTAGTTAGGAGTAAATGGCTGATCTTCAGATAAGTGCTTTACCAGCGATAAGTGAAGCAAATATACAAGCAACGGATGTACTTGCTCTTGCTGATCTGAGTGCAACTGAGACAAAAAAAGTCACTGTTAAAGATTTAGTAGCGGCGGCTGTAGCTCTTTTAGATACTGGAGACATACCAGCAGCCAAGGTTGCAACGCCTTTTGCTGCTAATGCAGTAGCAACGGCAACGCTCCAAAACTTAGCGGTTACAACTGCCAAAATTGCTAATGGAGCGATAACCGCAACGCAAATAACAGACGCAACAATAACGGGAGGGAAATTAGCTGCTGACACAATCACAGCAACTCAAATTGCTGCAAATGCTGTAACGGCTTCTGAGCTGGCTGACAACGCTGTTGATACTGCTGCTATTGCTAATGGATCTGTAACTACTGTAAAAATTGCTGATGCAAATGTTACTTATGCAAAATTAAATTTAAGTGATGGTGATATTCCTGCGGCAAAGTTAACAAGTGGAAGTGTTACGGCAACTCAGCTAGCTACAAATTCAGTTACAGCAAATGAGTTGGCTGACAATGCTGTTGATGCAAACGCAATTGCTAGTGGAGTAATAACAGGAGCGAAGATTGCCAGTACAACTATTGCTGCTGGAAATATTGTTAATAACACAATTACAGGAACACAGATTGCAAACGGGGCAATAAATACAAATCAAATTGCTAATGGTGCTGTAACTGCTGCAAAAATATCTGGGACATTAGAAGCTACTTCTCTTGCTGATAATGCGGTAACAACTGCAAAGATTATTAATGACGCAGTAACAAGTGCCAAGCTTGCAGCAAACGCTGTTGATGCTGCTGCTTTAGCTGACAACGCTGTTGATGCTGGAGCGATAGCAACAGGAGCAGTAACAAATGCGAAGCTTGCAACAAACGCTGTAACGAATGTCAAAATTACTGATGGCACAATCACAGCAGCAAAGCTAAACACATCAAATATTGATAGATCGCTAAATGTAGCTTCAGGAAATCTTGGAATTAATAACGCTGTTTCAGGTGGAGCTGCTACACGTTCTGGAATTACATACAACGCCCAAGGACTTGTAACTTCAACCGTAGCTCTCGCAGCCAGTGACATCCCTATCGCAACGGCTAGTGCTGTCGGTGGTGTTTCTGTTGGTACTGGTCTAGCGGTTAGTGGAGCTGGTGCGTTGTCTCTGTCAAACAGCGTAACTGGTGCAACTGTTTCAGGTATCACATTTTCAAATAGTGGGCAAATAACTGCGGCAACAGCATTAGTACCAAGTGACCTTCCAGTATCAACTACCAGTGCAAAAGGAGCCGTACAAATTACATCTGGAGGAGGGTTAACTGTCGATGGTAGTGGTAATTTAACGACTTCAACAAGTGGAATTAGTGCAGGAACATATCAATCAATAACTGTTAATAATAAGGGCGTAGCAACAGCAGGTGCAGGACTTACTGAATCGTTAATTCCAGTGCTTCCTGCTAGTAAAATAACAAGCGGAACACTAGACGCTGCAAGGATTGGAGCCGATACTATTGATGGCACTAAACTAAGTAATTCTTCAACTACGATAATACAATCTATAGCGCAATTAGGTTACCCGACGGCTTTATTCACTGGCCAGCTACTGTTCGACCCTATAGCGGAAGATGCGTTTTTGTGGGACGGGAACGCTTGGAATCCAATCACGACCTTAACTAAAGGAGCCCTGGTCAGATTGGGAACCTATAACGCTAGTACAAGTAAAGTTGATTTTGTAACCAGTGCTGGAGCTGCGGCTGGTTTAACAGTTGGGGCTAACTTGCCAGTAGCTACTTCTGCTGTGGACGGCGGATATGTCGTTGTCTCGGTTCAAGGAACCCCAAGCGGTATTGCAGGAATAACTGGTCAATTATCGCCTCCTGACTACTTGCTTGGAGTGACTAATACATCGGGAAGTAGCTATGTAGAAATTGATCTTTCAACTACTGTTGCATCTCAGGTTGCTTCAGCGATTTCCTACACACCATTTGGGCAGCTTCAATCTACAAATGTTCAAGCAGCACTTGATGAATTAGAGACAGAAAAAGTAGCAAAAGCAGGATCAACAATTACTGGAGAATTATTAATAGGTAATGCTGGAAGTCTTGTTTTTGAAGGAGCAACAGCAGACGCATTTGAAACAACATTGACGGTTGCAGATCCAACAACGTCAGATAAAACTATTACTTTGCCAAACGTAACTGGGACAGTAATTACTACTGGGGATACAAACACAGTCACATCAACAATGGTTGATGGAAGTTTAGTTAATACAAACTTGGCTGCTAATGCTGCTATTGCTTTTAGCAAGTTAGCTGCTTTAACTTCTGCTCAGATCCTTGTAGGTAATGGATCAAATGTAGTAACAGGAGTAGCAGTTACAGGAGATATAAGCATAAATAATGCTGGTCTAACAGCAATTGCAAGTGGAGTAATTGTTGATGGTGATATATCTGGATCGGCTGCGATCACAGGATCAAAAGTTACTACTGGAACAACAAGTGCTGTTGGTGTCCTCCAACTAACCAATAGTGCAGCTTCCACTTCTACTACTACGGCTGCTACCCCTGCTGCTGTAAAGACAGCGAAAGATGCTGCTGATGCTGCCGCTACAACTGCCAATGCTGCGGTTGCAAAGTCTGGTTCAACCATGACTGGCAATTTGACGATTGATAACGCAAAAGAATTAAGGCTAAGTGAAGCAGATGGTGACGGAGCTAATTACACAGGATTAAAAGCACAAGCACAAGCAGCAGATATTGTTTTAACTCTTCCTGCTGTTGCACCTACAACAGGTCAAGTGCTCAAAAGTAGTTCTACGGCTACAACACTTGAATGGGCAACTGACTCTGCTACTGACTCAAGCAAACTTCCTCTCGCAGGTGGAACACTAACTGGAAATTTAACTCTTAATGCTCAATCTGATGTTCGTTTTGCTGATGCTGATAGCTCACATTTTGTAGCTCTTCAATCACCAGCTACGGTTGCAAGTAGTTTTACATTAACTCTTCCTTCTACTGACGCTGCTGTTTCTGGTTATGTTTTAGCTAGTGATGGATCAGGAACTTTATCTTGGGTCGATCCGGGTTCAAGTTCAAGTCCTACTTTTACAGGAGATGCAACACTTACAAATGATGGAGCTTTAATTGGTTTTTCAAATTTAAGTGCAACTTATACAGGCAACACAAAAACATTAACGGTTACTGTTGCAAGTAAAACAGGTGCTCATAGATATAATGGATCTGGATCAAGTTCTGGTTATAAAATTGGCGGCAAAGAATCACCATTTTTAACGCTAACTCCGGGTCGTACATATAAATTTGATCAGGCAGATAACTCTAACTCAGGTCATCCACTACGTTTTTATTTAGAGGCAGATAAAACAACTGCATATACAACAGGCGTTACTACTAATGGAACTGCTGGTTCGTCTGGTGCTTATACACAAATAGTTGTTTCAGATACGACTCCACAAATATTGCATTATCAATGCTCTGCTCATGCGTTGATGGGAAATAGCGTTCAAACAAATAGCAATATTGCAGCAACTCCAACTCAATTAACAGTTACAGCAAACAACACAACAGACGAAACTGTTTATCCATTATTTGTTGACGGAGCAACAGGAGCACAAGGAGCCGAATCAGACACAGGTTTAACTTATAACCCTTCAACAGGCTTATTAACTGCTGTTGGTTTTAGTGGAGCTGGAACATCTTTAACAGCTTTAAATGCAAGTAATTTAGGATCTGGAACTGTTCCTGATAGTCGTTTTCCTGCAACACTTCCTGCTGCTAGTGGTGTTAATTTAACGGCTTTAAATGCAACTAATTTAAGTTCTGGTTCTGTAGCAACCGCTCGTTTAGGTTCTGGAACTGCATCTAGTTCTACATTCTTAAGAGGTGATGGAAGTTGGCAATCTGTTCCTGCTGCAACTCCCGGTGGATCTAATACACAAGTTCAATACAACAACTCAGGAAGTTTTGGAGGAGCTGCAAGTTTAACTTTCAACGCTGCATCTGGAGCGTTAACAGCTACAAGCTTTGTTGGTGCGTTAACTGGAAACGTCACAGGTACTGCTTCTAATAATGCTGTTCTTACAGGTTCAACTAATAACACAATTGCAACAGTTACAGGAGCTAATGCTCTTCAAGGTGAAGCTAATCTTACTTTTGCTAATGCAGGGTCTGATCCAATTTTAACTGTTACTAATTCTGGTCATGCACAATTACAGCTAACAAATACAAGTGGTGCTGATAATTGTTCTATAAACTTTGGAGATAGCGATGATAATGACGTAGGTGAAATTATATATAATCATCCAAACAATAGGATGGAGTTTTATGTAAATGGAACTCAAGCCCTAACTTTAGATAGCTCACAAAACGCCACGTTTGCTAAACAAGTAAAAGTACTTTCTTCTAGTGCATCTTCAGTCGCTTTTTCTGTTGGAGATGCAGGTACTGGATTCTATAATTCAGGTTCAAATGCTATTGGATATGCTGCAAATGGCACTCAGAAATGGAATATTGATAGTACAGGTAATTTAACTGTAACTGGAACGGTAACGGCTACATCATTTAGCGGATCTGGTGCAAGTTTAACTTCATTACCAGCCTCACAATTAACTGGATCACTTCCAGCAATTAGCGGTGCAAATTTAACGAACCTTCCTTCCTCAGGTGGATCAATTACATTAACAGCAGGTGGGTCTATTTCTGCTGGTGACACAGTTGTTGCTAATAGTAGTGGTCAAGCTGTAAAAGTTACTCAAAGTGTTTCTTTGAATAACCCTCCTGTAGCTTCTTACTATAACAATAGTAAAAGTGCTGATAGCTGGCCTAGAACAGTTTACGATTCAACAACAGATAGGTTTGTTTGTGTATATAAGTATTCAAGTACTCAAGTTTCTTCAAATGTTTTTCAAAATTCAGGGTCAGGCGTTACCGTTCCTAGTACTAAAACAAATATTCAAGGTAACAGTGGTGCCTCACATGCTTTATGTCACCTTGCACCGGGAAAAGTTTTAACCGTAATTAGACGATCAGATGGCAAGTTCACACCTTGGGTTGGAGTAATTAATGCCACAACTAACGAAGTCGCTTGGACTAATCATTATAGTGCTACAGGTTATAGTCATTTAAGAGATTCAAACAACAGTAATCCTTATACAGGTGAAACAAGTACTTGGGAATTACCAAGATTAGTTAAAGTTGCAGATAATAAAGCTGTATTTTTCTGGCAGTATGGCGGCTTAAACGCAATTGTAATTACTTACAACACTGGTTCAACTCAATGGTCTTGTGGGGCTACAAGTAGTGTTTCAAGTAATAATGTTAATCAGGTTTGTAAACCTGTTTGGGACTCAACCAACAGCAGACTTTGGACTAATGTTGATGCAGATACGGATGCAAAAGTAAGATGTGCTTACATTAGTGGTTCAACTCTTTACTGGGGAACTGCTCGTAATGTAAACGCTGGTGGTCAAGGAAACGCTTACAGCTTGGTACATGATCCCTCTGTAAATAGGATGCTTTTTACGTATAGAGTTGGTAGCACTCATTATATAACAACATTAACTTTAAGTGGAAGCAACAATATCACTCAAAACTCTACTAATACTTTTGGTGAAGCTGATGACAGAATTGAAGGTGTTTATGCTGAGCATACAGGAACAATTATGTACGCATATTATTCAAACAGTTCAACAACTAGGATGAAAAATGTAGATGCTTCTACAAGTAGTCAAACACAATATTCTACAGGACAACTATTTAGTAGTCCTGCTTATGATTTTTATGGTGCATATGATCCAGTTAATAAACAGGTAATTATGACCTTTACTAGAAGCAGTAAAATACAATTTTATGTTTTAAACGTAGGTGGAGCGACAACAAATGCTACTTCATATATTGGTTGCTCGGCAGGTTCTTATAGTTATGGTGCAACTGCAACAATAAACGTAGCAGGAGGAACAAATAATTCACAATCTGGACTAAGTGCTGGTCAGCGTTATTTCGTAGGAGATACAGGTGCATTGACAACAACTGAGCCAGAATCAGGAGTAGTTGCTGGGATAGCTCTTTCTTCTACTAAGCTACTAATTAAATAAAAGGTTAGTATTAGCCGATAAGGTCAGGTATAGACAGTTGTTATATAATTTGATAGCAATGTCTTATTTTTATGGCTGACCGTCAAGCTCTTGTTCTAGAAAAAGCAGAATTAGTAAAACAAGTACAAGAAATTATTACTAACTACAATCAACAAGTAGAAGGATTGTTAGGAGATTTACCTAAGACAACTCAAGCCAGCATTGATCCTTTAAACAAAAGAATTAAAGAAATCAATGAAGAGATTGTGGCAGATGTAGAAGCGGAAAATGTTGAGGCTTGTCCTGCATGATGAAAATAATAACGTGGATTAATTTTGCAGCGTTTATCCTTGGCGTTGCAGGGTTAGGTAGTGCGTTTCTTTTTAGATCAAAAATCTTTGATGCTGTTTTAGATGGTGTTAAAAAAGAACTTCCTGCATTAGTGCAGGGAGCAATGCCAGAAATGCCAAAAATGCCTCAAACTACTGGCCCTGTTAACCCTTTCGCTAAATGATCCAGTTCAAGTCATTTAACGGCCTGACTTCTTTAGTGTTAGGCGGTGGTTTAATTGCTACGAACTTTATGAGCCTTAACCTTTTGGCTCGTAAAGATTCTGGTATCCCAGACATCGCCAAGCTTTCTAGTACTCCCTATAGCTCAATTCAAATCAGGAGTGAAACAAAATCTGATGGTGCAGAGGAGTGGAGTTTTGCCAGCCGTCAACACGATCCAAAAACAATGATGGCTTATGAATCTAGTGAATCTCCTACCTTTAATGGTGGCATGAAGACTAAGCATGTT